CCGTAGATGGGTGTAAGCTCTGTAAATGATTTAGATTGGTAAAATTCTTTTACCATTTTTTGTGAGGCTGGTTCATCTATATCAAATATTTCACGGTACACGTAACTGTATTTGGGTTTGATGATTTTTTGTTTATGAAATCTAGCCATTGGAACTAGGAATTTTGTTAAAACTTCATCGATATCGATTGCAACCCTGTTCATTTATTTATTACAAACATTATTCATAATCTCTAATCACTACACCTACGGGAAAACGTGGTACATTTATCGCGGTAAGGTTTTGGAAACGCACAGTCAGCATCTTTCCTAGATACTGCTTGTAATTCGCATAATGATCTTCGCGCTGAGAAATTGTACCTTCGGGTCGAACATTGAAATTATGTCCATCTGCATTTTTGCAGACCCACACTACAGCGTTTGCATCCCGTCCATGCCCTGTTTTGGCACCTATAATTTCATATTCCTCTGTCTGGAATGTTTTATACTTGAGAAGGTAATTACTTCTCTGACCAACTTCATATGTACTTTCTCGATCACGGATCATTACTCCCTCATACCCCTCAGATGTAAACCTGTCGTGGTACTTTTTCACTTCATTCTTATCATGAACCAAAATAGTCTCAACACTTACACAGTCCATACGTTGTTCGAAAGTGAGTTCCGGTCGCTTTAGATCAAAGTAATCGAAAATATAGAATTCGAGTGCATCAGGATTGGTCTTGAACATACTTGTAATATCCTCAAATGTTCGATCGGGGGCGTAACATTCACCATCTAGGTACTCTCCGTCGCGGAGACCTTTACACAAGTGTTTGAAACCGTCAACAGGTTTACCGGTGCGAGAAAAGCAACCATCTTTCGAAACAATTAGACGGACACCGTCCAGTTTAGGTTGAACGTAGAATGGAGTCGATATGTATTTTTCACGTTCCGCCCACTTGTTTGCCAACATGGGTAGAATTTGCGTACATTTCACCTTCTCATTGTTCCACATCGTTTGAGCTCGTTTGAGAGCCTTATCGTATCCAGTCTTGACTTTGGTTCGTGACTCAGTAAACTTATCACTCCCAACAATACCAGATACCTTCACGATGTCTGCGGATCCATCCTTCGAGTCTTCAACCTTGATATCGATGTAACGATCACGGTTATGCTTATCTTGTCGGATAAGGCGTTCCATTATACGGGTAAATATTTTCTCAACCTTAATTAGATGCCAGAAATACCTGTTGTGAATTATGGTAGAATGGAACGACTTAGGCCTCCCGAAAGAAACTTCTTGCCATTAAATGCAAATACTTTTTGTGTCATTTTTATATTTTTATGTATTTTGGGTTTATACAAACGTCACACGACGATTACTCAAGTGAAGAAACGATCTTATACTTGAGACATTTCGATGGTGACAGATAAATATCCTTCTTCATCAGACGCTTAAACTTCTTTTCTGGAATAGACGTTTTAGACATATACATTTTTTTCAACATTTTCATGAATTTTTCTGTTGACTTCATTTCATTTTTGAGTTCTTGATAATTACCCCAAAACTCTGTAGACATCTGGTGAATCAGAAAGTATGCATTCCTACCCATGCGACGCTCTGAACCACCAAGTACCACGAATGTTGCAGCACTACAACAGGCTCCCTGAGCGATTGTGATGACCTTTACCCTCGAACGCTCCAGAATATTCATCATATTCAGACCCGAGAAGACGTCACCACCATCACTCATCACATGAACCCGGATTTGTGGTTCATACCCAACGAGTTCAGCCTTTTTCTTTAGCATTTCAATCTCGAGCTTCTTAAACTTTTCAACGAATACAAGAGCGTTTTCGCGGTCAATATCACCATAGTAGAGAATCTCGTTCCCGATGATTTTTACACATTCATTTTCTTCGTGTTCCTTGGCGAGATCTTCATCTGTCGTAGGCATTCTTCAATGCTTTCTTTACTCTTGTTACGTCCTTTGATTTTAAGCCATTTCCAACAGCAAGATGATTGATAACATCAAAATCTTGTGGGGTGATTTTATAGTGTAGCAGTGGTTCTAAGTCTCCTTTTTCCGCATATTTCTTTAATAGGCACAATTCTTCTACACCCAACCCCATTCTAGATTTTCTACGAATCTCAGAGAACTTCTGTTTTCTCATTTTATAATTTCCTAATTTAGTCCAACAACTACCTGGTCTTATCTTGTTTTTTTCGAGTGGTTGACCCAGTGATGTCTTTGGTATCGTTAAAGCGTACAGTACGAAGTACGGCATGAGAGTCCAGTTACCCGATTGATAAATGAGATTATCGATGACGTCCGCCATGGAAAATGCATCCGAACATCTAATAATGTCAACACCTTTGGAATCGATGTAATTTTCTTGAAAGATGTCCCATATATGCCCGTGTTCTGCAATACTATCACGTATTTTGATTGGGTTTGGGTCCGATAAAACGTCAGCTATAAATTCTTTAGGTGTTTGGAAATCATCTATTTCATCATATCCATCAATATATGATAAAAAGTTTCTAATATTTCCAAGGGATCTGACAGCTGCATCATACACATCATTCCCATCCTTTTCAACTAAGGTCATCAGAACTTCGGGTTTATGTTTCGGAATAAATACTGTTTCAAAGTTGGGAAACATACACATATTCGTTGTCGTGACTAAAAGGGATGCACGAGTGAGATTTACTCCATCTGACACCTGTTCTATTATAGGTTTGAAAACACTGTCATAATCCTCTATAAACACATATTTACTCGATGGTTTAATAAATGGTAAAAAATGTGAATCACGTTTTAAGTGATGAGGTAATAATTCAATATTGTTTACACCCTCTAAAACTTTATCAAGAATGAATGTTTTTCCTACACCAATAGGACCACAAATGAAAACATTCTTACCTTGTTTTATATATCTACGAATTAGATCAATCTCTTTGGTGTGTATTGTCGCAACAATTGGATATTTTTTTTGGTCGAGTATTTTAATGAAAGAGTCCATTGATGATCTTACTAATCAGGCCATAGATTTGGTGCTCAAGAATGACGCACTACATAAACGTATCGTAGAACCTTTAAGAAGGAAAATTTTACCATACGTTATATCCACAATCCTTACCAATATTGTAATGTTTATTCTTTTGGTATACCTTGCTCGGCGTCTATCTCTTCTTCCTCTTCATACACAACTTCCTCTTCTTCCCCTTCCTGTTCCTCAACAGTAGGAGAAATGTACTTACCAAATTTCTCAAATGGTGTATTTTGTGTGATAGCTCGGATAGGTTCAATCGTTTTTGGAGGTTTTAAGAGTGGAATAGGACGCACATTCAATATTTCGGGTTTTGTGAAGACGCTATCAATTGGATAGTCTATCTCAAATGTTTTCAATATTTCTTTGGGGATGGGAGGGGACTGTTCCAGTAGACTTTCGTATATACCTTTACATTCTTCTACAAACTTGAGACCCTCTTTACTACGCTCATTACGGGGGAGAGCCAGTTGGAGGCGAATGTTTCTAGAAAGTCCACCGTGACCCAAAGCACTTGTCCTGTGGTTCTCCATGAGTTCATTGATTTTCAGGAATTGCATGATTGTTGCGATGAGACCAGCTATGAGGTTCATACCACCAATAACTGCGGGTACTCCACCTTGTATACTTTCTGGAAACGAACTTTGAGCAAAATTCGCCGTACCCGTGATTGTCGACAGTACAATTACAGGCAAACTAAAACGTAAACTCAATTGTTTATACATGAGAAAAGCGCGATGGTGCATATATCTGTAACACGCTGATGCTTCACCCCACTGACGAAGTACATTCTCGTGGTACTCGTTCCACATTTCTGCCATATTAATATCTTCGGACATGTTATAATATAGGTATGAATATAATTTTCATTATTCATGTGATTTTTTTAATTGGAATGTTAGTGGTTCCATTTACAAATGACCGTAGAAATTTGGAATTTTACTCTATTCTAATCCCTTTCATTTTTTATCACTGGTCTGTGAATGATGATACATGTGCTTTAACACAGGCAGAGATGATGCTTACCGGTCAGGAAAAGGAAAAAACATTTATGGGTCGGGTAGTTGGACCAATCTATAAGATGGAAGAGAACGATATCAATCATCTTACAAAAACTGTGTTTTTTGTTCTTTGGGGTATAGTACAATACCGACTCGGGCATTTCAATAACATTATCAAGGATACTTTCAAGATGGTGGATGGTAAATTTATAAAGTAATTACTTTTTACTATTTTTAATTAGTTCATTGACACGTTTCACAAATTCCCTATTACGTTTAATCTTGGGATCAGCATTGATAATACGAAGAAGAGCTGCAGAAGGTATTTTAGGAGCATTGCCTTTAGGTCTGGGAGTGACCTTTAACTTTTTACGCGCTTCCTGAATTTGCTTAGCGCTTGGCATTTATTGTGCGCATATATTATTTTTTAATAATGTATTCATATGATATAATGGAATCTGTACTCGAAGAGGAAATAACCAAACTTGAAGAGCACCTTAATATCAAGCATGAAGAGTTTCTAGCGGAAAGGACTAGATTAGACCTGGAAATTCATAACGTTCAGACAGATATTAACGAGGGACTATCTAAAATTCCTCGTATTGAACTCATTAAACAACAAGATAAATACAGGGATGTTATTAAAAAAATATCCAAGTCATTCATTGAAAATAAAGGTTCGATTGAAACAAAAATTGATAGACTTGAAGACTCTAGGAATAAACTCATAGAAGATTCTCGTTTAGAAAAGGAATCTGTCGAACATAACATCAACAATATTCAAGGATTTGTAGACAGAGGGAATACGAATGAAGTGTTTCTAGCAATTGATGCAGTAAAGAATTCCCTAATACTAATGAATAACCAAATCAAAGAAATTACAGAACGGGGGAAGAGTATTTAAATTTATCAAAATAATGAACTTCAGTCCTAAAATTGTAAAATATTATCATACACAATGCATCTGCAATGTCATGTTTTCTTTCATAGGGTATTTCACCCATGTACTTTTCTGATATAACTACAGTTCTCTCCTTTCTTTCTTCGTAGTTTAAATGCCTCATACCAAAATGCACATGCATGCTCACAGGTGAAATTAACGTAACCTTATCTTTGAACATGTAATGTAATAGAATTTCAATATTTTGAAACCCACCCGGGGGTTGTCTTTCTATAAGTATTCGATCCGCACCATCAAATATAGATTGATGATCTTCCACAAATAAAGGAATTGTATCAACAAAATCATTAGATTTTATATATTTGTAATCTGCTAAACTAACTTTCTTTATATATTCAACTTCAACCTTCGGACCTTTATCTGAAGAATTGGCTAAGACTATACCCATATTATGATATCCAATATCTATTGCCAAAATCTTCATATCTTAATGTAAAAGATTTTCCTTAACTATAGTAAATGAAGAGCAAAACAAAAACACAAATGCTATCCGCGATATTGATTGTTCTTGTGGTTGCAGTTATTTACATGTGGCGTAACCCTAAAGTTGTGAAAGTTTCAACAACATCCCAACTCCCGGTTACACCTCGTCCAGTCAGTGTACGCCGTGAACCCGAATTCAGGGGACCACCAATCAAAAAATACAAACCCGGGCAGATGCAACAAATGGGTATTATCACAGGTGCCGGAGATGTTACCATGCCATTATACGGGAAAGAGGTTCGTGGACGACGGGATAGATACCATTATTACACAACTACACCCGGGCAACAAATATACCCTATACCATTAAGCCACAATGCGCGTGATTGTATGGAAGATATAGGATGTCAGGAATTATATGGAAATGAAACAGTCTCAGTAACAGGTAAGACTGGTTCATTCGCGGTAAAGATGTATCGCACTGATAATTTCTTTTAAGACTTATTTTTGTGACACAGCCTTTCTAGCCTGACCTGTGAGCTTAAGAGATGAGCAACAGGAACAACAACATAGTAACAACATACCTGGAAAGAATGACGGAGGAAATGGAACCGGGAATCCGGGATGTAATGAATAAAACATGTAACCCCCACGAAGCATAAATAGAGAGCACAGGAAACTGACACACATGATAAAGGACGACACCTGTTTAGGTTTACCCTTATTAGATATATCTGGAATTGGGCTTATAAAAAACCACGCTGATGACATAGCGGCACCCATGTTGAGTGTATTAGTATACTCTGAGATTTTAAAATGTTTTGATACCGAGTATTCCATGAAGAAGTAATTGGAGAAAACGGAATAGACCCGAACATGAAGAACATATACAACATGCTATCAACATTTTCATCACCATACTCATAGGTACACCAGGTTGACCCATGTTCATTAACATTACGATAATCGCAATGTTACATAGAGAACTCGGGGAGGTAGATGCAGCCGCGGTCAATGACCCCATTTTAGTAGATTTGGTACGTGACCGGACCATTTAGTATATTACAAGAATTTATTATTCAAATTGTGAGATATAATCATATCATATTCTCTATACTGAAGATTTGAACCTAAGCGCAGTTTAGATTTGATTTGTAAAAGTTCTTTGATTGTGTTATCATCAAGATTTTTACAAAAATCAATCTTAGTCTCCATATCATCAAGTTCGTGGTATTCCTTACGAGCTTGTACATAGGGCCATGTATGTTTCCTGAGGGAAGCAACCTCTTCTTCAAGTTGACGTATCCTAGGAAGTAACACTTTACTAATCATAAGTTTCAGTTCAATAACATCATTCGCCATAACTAAAATGTGTTTACTATCTTTATATACGGGTTATTTATAATTTTATAATTTATTGAATTATATCAGAATCCATATATGAATATAACATTATGTATAGTTTTACTTTTAGGGTTTTATATCGTTTTTATAAGATCCCATAAAAATTGTAAATCTTGTCGCCGGCGAAGTGTTGTAAATACATACAACGAAGAATATTCCAAATTGTATGATACTGTTTGGTATGACAGGGCAAGATATAAAGGTGAAGTTCGGTATATTTCTAAAAATATTGGTATTGATAATCCTACACGTATATTAGACCTTGGGTGTGGCACAGGGAATCATCTTAAATTATGGAAAGATAAATGGCCTTCATCCAATGTAAAAGGAATGGATCTGTCATTAGATCAAATTTCTAAAGCTCGGGAAAAACACCCAGACGTTGAAATCACTCACGGGAGTTATCTAAATAGTAATATATGGGAGAAAAATAGTTTCGACTTGATATTATGTATGTATGATGCGTCTCAATATACAGATGACGTAGATACTGTTTTTCAGAATATATACAAATGGCTCAAACCGGGTGGGGTTTATGTGTTTCATGGTATAGATCCACGCAGGCTTGAAGATGGCTGTGATGAAACAGCATCTACCAATTCTTTACCTGTGAAACCGGATCGTAAAGGACATTGTAACGTCCTTTATCCAGGATTCGTATACAGTTCATGGTGGTCTAAATCTATATTTTCTAATTGGGTGCGATACAACGAAACGTTTTATAAAACGGAAGGAAATGGATGGCCAAGAGACTGGGATGTCAGTAAAAAGGTTGAGGATAATGTACCGATCGGAATGAAAGTAGATACGAAAACACAGGGTCTCATGACTAACGGTCATAGATTGTTCCTACTCACACCTTCACAGATGGTTCACCGCGGGAAACAGGCTGGGTTTATCAGAGCAGACATCAATCCTTCAAATGGTATTACGAATATACATGATCAAGGAAGTGAAGAGTATTTTATTTTTTTTAAAAAATGATGATCTATAGTATATGCAATATAAAGACCTAAAAGAAAAGGCTAAGAATTTAGGGATGCGCGTTACTAAAGATGTTCGCGGTAAACGTGTAAAGCTTACATCCAATGAACTTCGTGCGAGAATTAGATTGAATTTCGAAAACAGTGTTAAGAACGCTCAGCAGGTTATTCGAGTATGTAAGACTATAATTGTTCCCAGTAATCAGGGAACATCCAGGATTCCTCCACCTCCACCTCCACCTCCACCTCTACCTAGGGCTGTCCCCAGGAACCCAGTCGTAAATTCGACTCGCGCTAAACTTATGGCCGAATTGAAAAATACCCTAAAAAAGAGGGCATTAAAAAAATAATATTACTAATTAGTATAATACGATCATGGATAATTCCCAGTCCAAGAATAACGCGAAGCCCAATAATAACGCGAAGCCCAACAACAACGCGAAGCCTAACAACAACGCGAAGCCCAACAACAACGCGAAGCCCAACAACAACGCGAAGCCCAACAACAACGCGAAGCC